ATATACTTTAATCCTTGATCTATCTGTTTAATAGGATCTTTTTCTTTAGAGTTCAATACTTGGAATAAACCATAGGCACTTGATGTCTTTGACTTGGCTTTGTAGTTCCATCTTGACTCTTTGAATACTATTTCATCTAAACAATAAAACTGTTCAAAGTTGTAATTCATCTTATGAAATGTAATTTGCTTTAATGTATTAACCTTTAGTTCTTGAGATTGTGCTGTTTCCAAGCCAAAGGTTTGTAAAACAAACAGAGCTCCCCCGACTAGCCAGCACCTCGCGAGCTGAGCCTTACGGGCTCGCGTTTTTGCCTTTAGGGCAAATACTTGCCTAGAGCGTATCATGATAGTGCAACCCCTCTCATGCGTAAAATGTCTATACCATCTCACTATGTGGACAGTGATTTACATCACATAGATCTTGCAACTGTATCTGTAATCATCTTCCTCAAGCCATGTGTCTGAGTAACCTGATTGACTAACTTCACTCATTTGCTTTTACCAGCCCATCCTTCACCTTTAAAAACTAACCCTACTGTTGAATAAATTCTTGTCATATTGATACCACATCGAGGACAACGCATACCGCAATCATCCTCTTTGTAAGTTCGGTGTATTGAGCCATAAGTGCCACATTCATTACAGCTATATTCATAAGTCGGACTCATGCAGCCCCCTTGTGTTACCACTAGCTTCTTTGACAAATCCATTTTCTCGATCAAATAACACATATTCCAAATCAAGCGGCCTAAAGGTTTCTGTAAACACTTTTAACACTTTTGACAGCTCTAATTCGCCACATGTGTATAAATCAAATTGAATTAATGATGGATCAAGTTCATCCCATATATGAAATGCTATGTGGCTGGTTTCAATCAATACCACAGCTGTCATACCTTTGTTACCCGGTTTATCTACATATCTAGCAACTGGTGTAATAATTGCTTTCATCCCTATTGTCTCAACCAAGTTAGATAGGAAATAAACTGCTTTTTGCTCTTCTTTAATCGGCATATCGATCTTGGCATTAATTAACAAATGTTTATGATAAATCATTATATTCTCCAATCAATAGACAAGTATGACAGGGTTTAGCTTCAAACTGCCAAGCACCGCAACTATTACACCTGCTTATCTTTGTGTTTCGTATTCGATCAATTTGCTCAGTTATATTCTTAACGCCTACGCATCCGCAATCCATACATTGATAAACTTTAAATCCATCTGGCATTTCTATCGCATCAAGCCATAAAAACTCAGTCTTGCGAGCGCAGCCATTACACTTAAACTGGGTCACGATTTATCAGCTCATGGCATCTAAAACATGTGCCATCCTTAAACACACGATCATCGCCACATGCTTCACATTTAATTATTGATTTAACCAAGTGTGCGCCATTATCATCAAGTTCAACAGTCCAACCGCTGCCATCAATAAACGCTATGTATCCCACTATTCCACCCCCTCAAAATACCAAGATCCTTTTGCAGTCATTTTTGCCCATTTAGCATGGTCTTTGTTAGATCCCTTGCAAACATACCCATAGTACGGCTTGCCACCCTTGCTCACACCCTGCTTCAAAATATGCCCATGTTCGCAAGCAGGTGGCTCTTTTGGTGTTGCGCCAATTGCATCAACAGCATCAGATAAAGACCATTGTTGCGGATCATCAATTTTATTATCTACCGCAAAGGAAGCTCTCAACGCATCCTCAATTGCAGCTGACTTAGTGCCCGGCGCTCCGTATCGCCTTTCCTGTAATTTCTTTTCGTATTGATTCGGTTCGGCATTATTTACCTTAGCCATTTCCTCTCTTGAAGCGCGTTTGCCTTTAGCTGCGAAACCAGCATTTGCGAGCGCACGACCGATCGCTGAAGTTTCACAATTCTCCAATGCAGAAGTGCTATTAACACCTTTTTCCGTAATGATCTCAAAAGCAAGACCAGTCGAGCATGGCTTCGGATCAGCCTCAGTTTTGAATAACTTGGCAAATACAATGAACCGCTTGTCATTCGCTTCAATGAGTTCAGTCTCGATACGATTATCAGGGTATTTCTCATGCCATTTTTCCAATCTCGATTCTACTGTTTCGTAATCTGCTAAGTTAAACATTATTGCTCCCATTCAAAATCTTTGTCTTGAACTGCTTCGAGCACAGTTCGATAGATGCTGCTGTATGCAACAAGGTCTTTGACTGAGTCGTAATGATCTGGCGATTCACTAAGCCTAGACACCTTGACCAATGCCATGCATAATGCAGCTTGATGTGGTGTGATTGGCATATCGAGATACGCAGACCAGAGTCCGGCAATTCGCTTGTGATTGTAATATGGGTGTCCATAGATACGACCGCGATCTTGGATTGTTGTGATGACATCAGCTAATAAATCCTCAGTTTTTGTCATAATCAAAAACCTGCTCTAATTTAAGTTTTTGTATTTTGGCTTGATGATCTAAGCAAGATTTCCAACCAGCTGATCGACCAGCCCAATAACCATTTTGGTAATGTTTGTCCATCCGATATTCATCTAGAAAATATAAACCTAGACCAATTAAACAGCCTATGATAAATCCGTAACCTACTATTTCCATTTCGCTCCCTAATACCAGACGGATGTCTGATACAGAAAGTATGACTTAAAGCAAGGACAGTTAGTTAACTACTTACGGCGTGTTTTATAACGATTAGATAACGCTAAGATCCTCAATATCATCGATATGGTCATCAATCGTGCGGGTGTGATAATCGGTTTCACGACCCATAAGATTTCCTGTTATAAGTAAAACTGCCATCCTTGTTTATTGGAATGAGCGTAGGGGTCATGTTTTTTCCATTCCATTCAAGCACGGCGATGCCCATTTGCCAATTAGCCAAGCCTTTTGTGTAACTTGCTTTTGCCCGGTTCATAAGATTCCCGGTTTCTAGCCCGTAAAGGGGTCTATAAGCCCCGTAGAGCCCCTCAGAGTAGGCTGACATACCTAGCCTATGGGTATGACCACAAACCACGCTCTTACCCGCCTTTTTGGCAAGATTTAGGGCAGTCTGTCCAGCGTTAGGATTCATATTGCCTTCATCGCCATGAGCCAAGATCCAGCCCTTTTCAAACTCATAAAATTGTTTATGGAAAGTTATACCTAAATCATCGAACTGCATGAACTTGGCGTATTGCAACTCAGGCAGGCTGATTAAGCCCGGAACTTTTAATAAAGTGTTATAAAGTCTATCTGTATGATTTGATCTAATTATGTGAGCTTCTTTTGAATGCTCGGTTAGCGCCCAAAGGATTTCTTGAGTAGCTGACCTATCATCGTCAAGGGTCTGCTGATAAGCCAAAGGTGTTTTTTCAGCCCATCGGCTAATAGTTTGAAAATCGATTTCATCGCCAACGCAAAGGACACTATCAAACCTCTCTCGCTTGGCTAACTTGATTACATTTTTAACTGCGACTTCGTGATGATAAGGAATCTGTAAATCTGAGATCACTAGGTAACGCTTAATTTATTCTTCTTCCTCGTCTGGAGTTGGAATAGTTGGGATTATTCCTTTATCGCCTACGATCCAGTCAGGCATTGACTCAGGATTATCCATTAAATAAAGCGCAACAGACTCAGAAAATCCAGCCTTGCGTGCAGCTCTAAACATTTCATGTTTTGCGATATACCATTGATCTAACTTTGTTAATGGTTCAGGGGTGTGGCGAACTCGACGACGATTGACTTTTTTTCGTGTGGTTCGCTTTCGTGTGTTCGCCATAAAAGAAATTATCGCTTACTGATTAAGACAAACAATTCATCGACACGCTTTTCCAGTCGATTTAATTGATCCTTCATTGATGACCCTGAGTTTGGCTTTAACTCTGAAAGGTAAGATTTAATAACCCAGCGTAGAGCCAATAATAAAGCGGTCGCGATACTGCAAACGCCAACGCCAAATGCGACCCATTCGTTTGGACTCATTTTTTGGACAATCCATAATCAACTTCGCTCCCGGACTTTGGATCTAACGCTTTGGCAACAGGCGCAACAACAGCGCCAAGTAGTGTTGCATAGGCTGGATGAATGTCAGCCACTATTGCTAAAGCAACTGTAATTCCACTAGCTGCCACAGCTCTCAAATATGACTTAATTGCTGCTTTGTGTTTTTTGGTCAGTTTCATTAATTGCCTTTCAGTAGTGGGATGTCGAACTTCTTGCCATCTTGATTTGGCTTAAAGCTTATGTGGATGTGTTTGTGATGCGGGTTTATGCCTCTATATTTTTTGAATTTCCATAATGATCTAGCACTAGCAATTTTGCCAGCGTGGATCACATAATAAATACGCTTATCCTTTTTTGCTGCGAGTCGAACTTGATCTGCCAAATCGAAACTAAGCCCTTCTTGGTCAGATAGGCGAGCGTCAATGTCGATGGCACATACTTCACCCTGTTCATTTGGGTTATGCTGACTGACTCTGGCTGAATGGCGAGCATCACCAATCCATCCATCAGCTGTGCGCTTGCGATCAGGGAAGCAGTCATTTACCTGTTCCCTAAAAGTTTCAGCAGCTTTAGATAACCAAGGCTTCATTAGCCAAGTAGCAATTTTGCTTCGTCAGCAGTTAAACCTAAACGATCAAGAATTGCTTGGCGTGTTGCCTGTTTTTCTTGATTAGAATCAATTGCAATATGATTATCAATAATTTCTTGGGTTTTGGTTTTGTCTTTATCAGATACATTTAACCATAAATCACCATTACCATCAATGAATGGAAATTCATCAATTTTTATTTTCGCTGCATTTAATTCTTCTAATAATTGTTGTCCATTTAATGTTTGTGATTTATTAAATTTAATCATTTTATGCTCCTAAATAAACGACGCCAAATAAAACTGAACCTGCATCTGTCAATAAATTTTGACTTGTTCCTTGAGTTTGAAATGTATTTAATCTAATGTAATCACCAACAGCCAAAGAATAAATTATTGATGTTTTTATTGTAGTTTTTGTGCTTGCCCCAGGAGTATCTTCTCCAACCGCTATATCAGTTGTGTTGTTTAATTGGATATAAACAACTCTACGACCTGTGCTGTTAGTATCATATCTAACTTGACCATAAATTAAATATTTGCCCCCTTTGCCAGATGGTATTGTAATTCTGTCGGTATTTGTAACTGTGCTGTGAAACGCATCTGTGTCTATATCCTCAGATCCAAAAGTAACAGCAGTTATCGTGCTATTGCTTATTGATTGACCAGCAGTTGTAGATAAAGTGCATCCAACAAAAGTTGAAGACAATGTTGCCCACTCAGGAGCAGTTGCGCCTGAATTTACTCTTAACACTTGACCAGCAGTTCCTAAGGCAAGTCTAGTGTTGGTGTTTGCAGTAGATGAACGATAAGAAATATCTCCAAGAGTTGTTTCAGGATTTAAGTTTTTTGTTGTTGTGTCAATTGCTGTTCCAAGTGTGCGAATAGCACTAGCACCATCTTTAACTAGATCGGTGTCGGCTGGTGTTGTCCAGCTGTAATTGGTGGTAGTTGGCATTTTTCTCCTATTATCAGGCTACTATTGTAGCGTATTCCCATGTTAATGTTGTGGATAAAGTGTTCCATGCTTCGGTTGCTGGAGTTGTATTCCAACGCATCGCCACTTGGCTAAATGCGACTGGAGAAACATTGATTGTAAGAAACAGTTCATTAAACCGAGTGCTCCAAGACCAACCCTCTACATAACCCTCAAATTCGCCACCTGATATTTGAGTTGGCAGATTTTGTAAATTGACCGGCATGCCCATGAATACGCTTAATAGAGAATCACGATCTGCATTGTCAATTTCTGGGTTTGTTATCGGAAACGTTATAGATTGAAATGCTGGTTGTGGAAATGCTCTTTGGGCAATATATCGATCAGCCACAGTTTGAGCATCGGTGGCATCATGCAATACTGAATTGATAGTTTCGGCTTTGTAGCCATAAGTTGCAATTGATGATGCGCTACTAGCAGTTTTTTGAGAGCCAAAATTATTGCCATAATTGATATAAATATCATTACGAATATCACCTGAACGCATGATTGTCGATAATCCTGATCCCAAAGCATGATTGGCACTTAAATCTACATAACCATTAACTAGCAAATAATTCTGTCTATGATCGGCATCCGCATATCCGATATTGCCTTCATTATCCTCATATAAATATCCAAATGCTGAGTTAGCGATAAGGCTTGCTATGTTATAAATAGTGTCTGGGCTTGCAGCTCTATTTTCCATTTCATAAAGTCCAGGTTGATCTATTTCGCCAAGTCCTAAATTTTGTGCATTTGCCCATGTTTCGGTTGCATTATAAGTTGCCCATGTTGAAGCTGCTGGAACATCATTCCAACTCCCAAGTAATACGCTAGACAATAAAGCATAAATTTGATCGCCATCATCATCCTGAGCAATTGTGCCATTATAAATTTCTTTGGCTAATTTAACTAAAGATCCCATAGCCAAAACTGTATATTGCACGACTGTGGCTAAAGATCCAGTAGCACCAACCTCGACTGTAACATCAGTAATATCTCCACCAAATATGCTTACATAAGTTCCACTGGTATCTTTAAGTTGTAATAAAAAACTATCATTTATTGCAAAAGGTAATGTTTGACCTGATAAGGCAACGAAAGTAACTTGGCAATAAGATGGAAGTGGTTGCTGATAAATATCTGTTCGACCTGCTTGATGTTGAATATCAGATATTGCGATATCAGTATAATCAACACCACCGACAGTTAATTTCCAATCAGGCGTAAAAACTGTCATTGAAGTCTAATTCCGTTACCAGTAAATAATGGCACGCTTCGAGCAGCTGACTCATTAACTACCTTTGCAACGGCTCTTGCAGCACCTTCTCCATCGATTGCATTTACTGTGATGTTATATTGTGGGTTACCTGCACCATAGGTAAAACTTGATCCACTTGATGTTGGAACTTTTGGAACTGATGATCGGCTGGCAGATGGAGCAGGATTGCCAATAGATCCTATATTTACTCCGGGAATGATATTTACAACTCTAATTAACTCATTGGCTAAAGATACGACTAAGCCAATTGCTTCACGAAGGAATGTAATAAATCCTGAAATGATGCCAGACACAACACCAATTGCTTTGCCAAATGATTGTGCGCTTCTTTGAGTTTCGTTTAATGAGTTATTAAGTCCTTGATCGCCAGTCAAGCCAGCAATAAACGCATTAAGTGTTGGGATACCTGTGTCATTTAAGAATGAAATAAATCGCTCAACTGCTGGTAATAATGCAACGCCAAGTGATTCTTTGGCTTCGTCAAATCCTACTTTTAGGCGATCAATCTTGCCTTGAAATGTGTCAGCATTTTCAGCTGCTGCGCCACCATATAAATCGGATAATCTTGTTTGAACCTCTGTAAATGTAAGGGTTGATAACTCAGCCTTACTTAAACCTAAACCTAATCTACCTAAAGCAGCTGTATTTCCATCCTGTGCTCGACCTAAAGCATTGGCAACAGTTTCTAATTCAATTCCGCGACCCTTAGAAATATCCAAAGCCAAAGCCAATAATCTTTGGGCTTCACCGGTATCTTTTGTGCTAACCGCCAACCTCTGCATGGCTGGACGAAGCTGGTCATCCGCGACACCAGTGGCTAAAGATGTTTGTAATATAAAATCCTCAGTTGCCCTTATTTGACCCTCAGTTGCTCCTGTGGCGCTTCGTAATGCAGCAGCCAACCTCAACTGTGCCTGTTCATCCTCGATGGCTGCTTTGACCCCATCAATGGCTAATTTAGTGCCATAGGCAACGGCAGCAGCAGCAGCTACGGCAAATGCGGCAGCAGCCTTCTTTCCAAATTCACTTATCTTGCTTGAGTTATCCTCAACAGCTTTGTCGGCTTCGCCAAGTTTCTTTTTAAGATCATCAACATCAGCAAGAATCGATAGTTTAAGCGTGCGATTACCGGTTGCCATTAGACCCATTCCTTAATGATGCGAGTAAAACTTTCTTCCCATTTATTAATTAATTCAGGCTGAATTCTGCGAAGGGTTGGATAAATAAACCATCCACGAGATCCACGACCTTGTCGTCCTGAATAACTAGGAAACTGTTTGAATTTATTTGAACCAAACTCAATACCGCCCCATAGCGTTTGCGTATTAGCACCACCTGAAAATTTTTGTCTTGCGAATCCATAACTGAATTCACCGATTTTGCTTGATTTAGAAATGCTAACGCCGTCCGCGACTCTCTGCGCAACTTTGGCAGCCTTTGTTCGTCCGCGAGCTGCAACTTTAATTTCCTCAGATGCAAAATACGCCAGCGCAGCAGATTGACGACGAGCTTCATCAGTTGCAGTTTCATCCATAAGTTTGAAGGCTTTGTAAATATCGCGCAGATCTTTTTTGTTGTATGCAATTGTTTCACTTGCCATACCTCTGCTCCAATACTTCTATCGCTGTTAAAATGTCGTCTGAATCAACCCATTCGCTCATTGGAATTTGTGTGGCTATTGCCAACTCAACCAATAATCTACTTAGGCTTCCTGCTGGGTGGCTTTTGGGTCTGCATCACCGACTATTACATCGCTGACTGTTTCCATCCAAGCCTCAAATGGTTTTACTGGCTTTCCGGCACTTTCACGCTTATGTGCGTTATATGCTAAAAACATTAGATCCCACATGCCAAGTTTATCTTTTGCTTGGCTAATAGTATGACCAGTTTGTTTTTCCCACTTTGCCCACTCAGGCGGTTGGGCTATATAAGTGGCTTGCTCGCCTGAGTTATATTCAATTGTAATTGGTAACTTCATTGTTTGCTCCCGTTTTTAGATCTTAACTAAATGTTTCTGATACTTCACCACGAGCAACTTGGAATGTGAAAGATACTGTCTGAGCATCAATTCCTGAGCCACCTGCGGTTGGATATACAGGCAATACTGGGAACACAAATTGTGCGCCAGTTGCAGCTGTAAGTGTAATTGAAATTTCTGAATTTGGTGATGTATCGCAAGCAGTCCAAAGAGCCTCACAAACAGAGTTTGTTTTACCCCAATCTGCAAGCATGTCTAACTGGAATGTTCCAGATACATTTACAACCTTGTAGGCTTCGCCATCAAGTGTTTGGTAAGTTTGACGATCAAACTCTTTTGTTAAAACTGCGTTAGTCGCTTGTGCTTCGATGTCTGTTCCACCTGTGAAAGACAACGAAATATCACGACCGGTTATTACTGTGGTTGCCATGATTTCTCCTTATATAGTTCGTGTGTAGTAGGTGCTGACTCTGACATCTGCGATGAGCAGCGTGGATGCTCCAACTGTGGTAACTGTTGGTCTTTCGACCGAGCTGACAATATATCCTCCAGGAATTACTGCCAGAACACTGATAAGCAATTGCTCGATATTGTCGAGTGATGCTGGGTTGCTGTTATATGCAACGGCAACTGAAATAGTCATATTGACTTTTGCGCGAATGTTTGATTTGTTAATAGTTTCAAATTCTAAATATGGTGAATCAGGCACAACTACAACAGCCGGTGGAATTACTGTTTCAGGCACAAATGAATAAACATTACCTGCAACGCTAGATAAGGCAGTTGCTAAAGGTGTGCGAACTTGCTCAAGAATTGTTTGGTTAGGCACTATTGAGCCATGCTCTCGGTATCCATATATGCGCCAAGCAATCCAACGCATTTGTTGAAAAGCGAGCGACCCATGCGAAATGGCGTACTAGCAAAATCGATACCCTCAATTTGTCCACCACCAGCTAATCTTGCTTGAAATACCTCAACTGAAACTGTATAAACGGCTGACTGCACAGCTGCATTTCCTACATAAGTTGATGCTCCTGTTAATGTGGCAGTTCCGCTTGGAATAACATTTGCTTCTAAAACATCTGCGTTTGTTATTGCTGCACTAAAAGTAGTTGATGTTAAATTATCAGCCAATACTGTGCGAGTTCCGTTATATGGACTCAAGCATCCAGCAATTACAACTGACTGACCTTCTGTAAATTCATGATCGCCAACTGTTGTAAATGTGGCGACATTATCCTCTAAAACTGTTTTTTGAACTGCGCTTTTGAATGTAACTAGCATTGGCAGAATAACTGACTCTGCTGTATCAATAATTTGATCTAAATATGCGTCATTGTAAAGAGAGGAACTCACACCCAATACGGAACGCAACTGTGTCGCGGTAATAATTGATGGCATAAATTCCTCTCTCTAATCTCCCTTAATGGATGCCTAGGATCGGGAGCAACCCTAGGCACTCAGTTAAATTGGTTAGTTCTTGTTGAAGTGAACTGATCCGTTAGCAATCTTGGTTGCAAGTGCTCCGTAACCATAGTAAGCCACAGAAACCTGTCCTGTTGCAGTTACATCAGAACGAAGTTGTAAACGTGGGCTCTCATACCAAGTGTATGACTCTGGATTAATTACGAACATTGATCCATCGCCAGTTGTGTAAGTAAGAGCTGAAAGTGAACGAGAAACATAGAGATCTAGTCCAGCAACATTGCCTCTTAGTGATTGTGGACCAACTGCTCCACCGGCATTTTGAGGATTTGATGCATTAAAAATTGGACGACCACTGTCGTTGTAACCCATAATGTTGCCCCATTGTTCTGGAGATACAACAATGTTGCGAGCAAAGCCCAATGAGTTTGAATAAACCAATTGTGCTGCTTGTGCAACATAAGCCAAAAGTCCAGCAGCTGTGTTGTCTTGAGCTGTTGTTGCAATTAAACCTGATGAGATAATTCCGTTTGTTACGAACTTATCAGTTTCTTTTGCGTAAGCAAACTCCATTTGACGAACTAATTCATCGAAGAACGCAGGGCTAGACCTGTCGAGTAGCTCAACGCTGAATTGCTGTCCGCCAGCAAACTTTTTGACATTTACTGTTACAAAAGATGATGCCATGTCAGTTGTGTCAATTGTTGCTGCTTCGGCTTCCTCAGTAACTGTTGGAACAGTTGTGATCTTAGGAATTTCAAAAGTCATTCCTGATGCTGGCAATACGCCACGAGAAATTGCATCGATTGATCCACGATCAGCATTTGAAAGACCATTAATGACCTCTGTTGATTGTGGTGTTGGAATTAGACCTGAGTTGTTGCTTGTGGTGTCAGCAGCCATTACATATTGACGGCTTTCATCATTACCTAGAGCTGCACGAACTGAATGCTCCAAGTATGTTGCTTTATTGATAATTGGTGAGCGTGGCTTTGTATAAGCAACTGATTGAGCTGCTACTACGACCACAGGCTCAGTTTTTGCAGCTTCTACCGCTTCGGTTGCGATAGGAGCATCTGAAGTAATATCAGACACTTTTTCCTCCTGTGTTGTTTGATCCTCAGCGGTTGCTTCGGAATTCTCTTTTGGTGTTTCTGTTGCTGCGACATCGGCAACTCTGGCACTATCAATTGCTGGATCGGTTACTAAACTAACCTCAATTAACTTTGCAGCTGTAATTGACATTACGCCATCTTTGTTTTTCCAGTCATCTACCATTACGCCAACGCTAAATCCATCGCGTAATCCTTCGGCTGCTTCTAATAAAGAATCATCACCGGCAATAGTTCCGGCAATCTTAAATGTTGCTTCGATACCAGCATCATCAGCTGTAATATCCATTAATTTGCCAATTGGTCGTGTGCGATCATGCTCTAATAGCAATTTGACCGGCTTTGAAAAATCAATTGATCCTTTTTCAAATACTGTTGCTCCGGCTGATGTATTTCCGCGCTCGCCCCAAGTAACAATTGTTCCTGAGATTGTTCGCTTGCGACTATCGGCTGCGGTTAGTGTTATTGGGAAATTAATCTTCATCGGATTAAGTCCTCCTCCTCTTGGATTTGCTCAACGCTCATCGCGCCAATGCGGTTTAGGATTTCATAAACTTGCGCACGCTCTAATGCAGATCCACGCAAGAAATCGTCAATGTCAAATCGAACCTCAACGCCATTTGGCACAAAATCAGCCATAGATAATCTTTGTTCTATTGGCGTAAGCACATTTCTCAAACTAAAGTCAATAAGCGCTTTACGCTCCATAACAGTTGTGCTATATGTCATGCTGGTTGTTTCAGCAGATACAAATGATGCTGGAATACCAACTGCTCGTGCAATTTCAGTTGCAAGATATTGGCGTGCTTCATTTAATTGCAATTTTTGTGGATCAAAGCCTAAAGCGTTTAATTCAACATCAGCATTTAAAAATGCAGTCGCTCTAGTGTTTCTTGCAACTTTCCATGATTCTAAAAGTTTTGTAATTCGCTCTGGAGTTAAATTTGTGCCATTTGATTTTAATACCATTGTAGGAACTGGCTCTTTGGCGTATAATTCGGCTGCTTTTTCTAATTCTTGTGCAGCTCTAATTGTGCGACCCGCTCTATTTAATACACCTTCGTCTAATCCGCTAAATACAATCAATGATCCAATACCTGATGCTGGCACATGCATTCCATCTACCATGTAAGCAGTAATTTCAGTTTGATTTGCATTTAGATTATAGGTAACTCGATCCGGTGCAACTCTTGTCCATGCACGAACTCGGCTGTTATCGGATGCGGCATAAGAATCTAATACTTGACCATAAGCAACGCCATGAAATAATAAATCCTCAGCGATCCATGCATAAATGGCTGATCCAGCAATTCTTGGATCTGGTTGCATAATTACGCGGTTTGGATCTAAATGCTCTTTTGTAAAATGATTGTAAGTTTCTAAAGGTAATGATCCAATTGTTGCGCAAATGATATTTCTTGCTCTAGCCAAAGCTGGAACTGACATGGCTTGCTCACGCGTTGCTGTTTGTGCGCCATAAAATAAACCGCCAACAGCGGATTGTAAATTGTAAGGTGTATTTGCTGCTGCGACATCTACTGAATTTGCAGGAGTTTGATTTGTTATAAATCTATCGAATAATCCCATTAGCATATAATATACCATAAAGTCAATATATTATGCTATTTGAATATCAACCTCAGTTTCTGGTTGTGTTGCAAAATAACTTGCTAAAGCAGATGCCACAGCTGCACAAACTGCGACTCTACTTGCTCTCCTACCGATGATCCATGACCCATCCCCAAAGGGTAATTTAGCAGCCGATAGTGTTTGCTGGGTCAGTTCCTCCTGACCACCATGCTGTAATCGATGGGAATTGATTGCGCCTAACCACCGATCGCATGATTCAGCATATATCGCCCCATCCATATCTGTAATGGGAATTCCAGCAGGAACTAATCGACTGGCGATAGCTTGTGCAGTCCTTTTGGAATAAGCGACAGTCTGAACATTATATTTTCTAACATACGGAGCAATATCATTTGCAACCGCTAAATCATTTATTGAATAATCATTTGACCAAGTATGCAGTAAAACTAAATTAAACTTTTCTCCCGGTAATTTTTGAGTAGCAGTTAAAGCGCCAAATTTACGATCCGGACTAAGATCTAATCCAAACCAAGTTGGTTTGTCAGGGTCTAGTGGTATTGGATTTGTTTTACACAATTCCCACTTTTGTGCATCAATAGCAGAATTGATTGTATCTACCCATTGAGCTAAAACCTCAGTTCGCACAATATCAGGCGGATCATTAATAACTGCTTTTAAGTTATCTGGGTGAATTGTAATTCCTAGCGATGGGTTGGCTTGAGCAAATGCAGACCAGTTTATATCGCCTGACGGAAGGGTAATAGGCGCATCCGGTTCAGCACTCCATTCAAACCAACCTATCGGATCGTCAGAGCCAGCGCTGGCTGAAAGCGCACGCTCCCTCAATTTGTTCAGGATGATTGAGTGTTGATCACCGGCTGAACTGTAAATCCAAACTTGTGGGTTTTTTGCTGCCATCATTGAGTAACGCATTGATGACCAAGCATCCTCATCTTTATATTCTCTTAATTCGTCTAAATGGATTGTTTCAGGTTTAGATAAACCTCTAGCTGCATTATTAGCAGCCTTTACAACAAATCGCCTATTGCCAAATAACTCTATTTCCTCAGCACCATGTTGCCATCTAATTTTTTTTACTTCTTTTTCAAGTTTAGGATTCATCTCGATTAAACTTACAATCTGTCTAAATGTTTCAAGTGATGTCGTAAGCCTGTGAGCTGATGCAAGCTGCAAGCCCTCACCCCAAACAAACATGCCGGTCAAGATCCGGAGCATCATCAGCGTGGACTTGCCTTGCTGTCTAGCCATGATCAACCCAAGTTCAGAATGAGCCCAGCGACCATCCGGTCTGACTTTATGACCATGAATACACACGAAGCGTTGCCATTCCATCAAGTTGATGCCAAGTTCGGTTGCAAGATCGATCATATCTTGACCTTTAGACGGCAAATCATTGAGTTTTGAATGAATACGCGGAGTCTGCACACCTCCTAATTCTGATTTAGGCAGATTGAGCACGATCGCTTCTTTTTCGGTCATGACGATTTCGGTTGAGTCTGTTCGTGGCTGATCGAGGTGTTTTGTGGGTTAGAAACCAACAGGGGGGTCGGTGGTGTCTTAGGCCTCACAAAAAAACCCCCACCCTTCGAATAATTACATCTAGTGCACGCTGCAACTAAGTTATCCATAGTATCTAATCCACCTTTAGATCTGGGAATCAAATGATCAACAGTCGAAGCGTATTGTCCGCAATAGTAGCAAGTATCCTGATCCCTGAATAACACCTTAGCTCTAATCTTGCGCCATCTATCTGTTGAACCAGTAGATCGTAAGGCTGATCTAGCCATCAATACCATCCCTTAGCTTTATGGTGTGCGAGCGCTGTGCAAGCACATCCATTGTATCTATGATTAATATACTTTAATCCTTGATCTATCTGTTTAATAGGATCTTTTTCTTTAGAGTTCAATACTTGGAATAGACCATAAGCACTTGATGTCTTTGACTTGGCTTTGTAGTTCCAACGCGATTCTTTCCATACAATCTCATCAACACAATAAAACTGTTCAAAATTGTAATTCATCTTATGAAATGTAATTTGCTTTAATGTATTTATCTTTACTTCTTGGGATTGTGCTATATCAAATGCAAAGGTTTGTAAAACAAACAGAGCTCCCCCGACTAGCCAGCACCTCGCGAGCTGAGCCTTACGGGCTCGCGTTTTTGCCTTTGGGGCAAATACTTGCCTAGAGCGTATCATATGACTCCAAATCATCTAGAAAAACCGCAGGTCAGACGGCATGTCACGATTCTATAATCATCCTCATCTAACCATGTGTCGGCATAACCATTGTCACTCATTTAGATTTACCAGCCCATCCTTGACCCTTGAACACAATTGCTGGAGCTGAAAACATTCTAGTCATGGCAACTTGGCATTTAGGGCAAATCATCCCGCCATCATCCTCTTTGTAGGTTCGATGGACTGATCCGTAAGTGCCGCATTCTTGGCATCCGTATTCATATGTTGGCATCATATTCTCCAATCAAAATACAAGTATGACATTCCAAACCGCTAAACTGCCATGACCCACAGCTATTGCACCGGCTGACTGTATTGTCGCTTTGCTTCATAGGCTCAGCCTCATTCTTAACGCCCACGCAACCACAATCCTTGCATTGATAGATAGCAAATCCCTTAGGTTTGTTTTTCCATTCGATCTGAATGTAATCGGTGTTGCGTTTGCAGCCATTACACTTAAATTGGGTCACGATTTATCAGCTCATGGCATCTAAAACATGTGCCATCCTTAAATACTCGATCATCACCACATGCTTCACAATGTCTTTCAGATTTAATTATGTGAGCGCCACTATCATCTAATTCAACTGTCCATCCTGAGCCATTAATAAATGCTATATATCCCACTATTCACCTCCTTCAAAATACCAATGTCCTTTAGCTGTCATTTTTGCCCAAATGGCGTGCTCTTTGTTAGATCCTTTGCAAACATACCCATAATAAGGCTTGCCAGTTTTAGCAACTCCTTGTTTTAAGATCATGCCATGTTCACACTCTGGCGGTGGATTTGGTGTTGATTTGCCTATTGCATCTACGGCATCACCAAGCGACCATTGTTGCGGATCATCTTGTTTATTTTCTACTGCAAATGAAGCTCTTAAAGCATCCTCAATCGCAGCTGATTTAGTTCCCGGTGCTCCGTATCGCCTTTCCTGTAATTTCTTTTCGTATTGATTTGGCTCGGCATTATTTACCTTAGCCATTTCCTCTCGTGAAGCGCGTTTGCCTTTAGCTGCGAAACCAGCATTTGCGAGCGCACGACCGATCGCTGAAGTCTCACAATTCTCCAATGCAGAAGTGCTATTAACACCCTTTTCCGAAATTGTTTCAGAAGCAAGTCCAGTCGAGCATGGCTTGGGATCTGCTTCCGTTTTGAATAATTTAGCACTAACAATGTATCTAGTGTTTGATGCCTCGATAAGTTCTGTTTCAATTCGTCCATCAGGATACTCCTTAATCCATTTTTCTAATCGGCTTTCAACTGTTTCGTAATCTTGCAAATTAAACATTATTGCTCCCATTCAAAATCTTTGTCTTGGACTGCATCGAGCACAGTTCGATAGATGCTGCTGTATGCAACAAGGTCTTTGACTGAGTCGTAATGATCCGGCGATTCAGTAAGCCTAGACACCTTGACCAATGCCATGCATAGTGCAGCTTGATGTGGTGTGATTGGCATATCGAGATACGCAGACCACAATCCGGCAATTCGTTTGTGATTGTAGTATGGGTGTCCATAGATACGACCGCGATCTTGGATTGTTGTGATGACATCAGCTAATAAATCCTCAGTTTTTTTCATAATCAAAAACCTGCTCTAATTTAAGTTTTTGGATTTTGGCTTGATGATCTAAGCAAGATTTCCAGCCAGCTGATCGACCAGCCCAATATCCGTTTTGATAATGTTTATCCATTCGATATTCATCTAGAAAATATAAACCTAGACCAATCAAACAGCCTATGATAAATCCGTAACCTACTATTTCCATGTTTGCTCCCTAATACCAGGCGGATGCCTGATACAGAAAGTATGGCTTAAGGCAAGGACAGTCGGTTATTTACTTTCGGCGTGTTATATAACGATTAGATAACGCCAAGATTCTCAAGATCATCGATATGGTCATCAATCGTGCGAGTGTGATAATCGGTTTCACGCCCCATAAACCTTGCCTTCAAATATAAAGCTGCCATCGGCATTAATTGGAATTGGAATAACCTGAACTTTTCTATCTTGAACATAGGCCACAACAAAACCAGTTTGCCAGTTTGCGTAGCCTCTAGTGTATGCCATACCTGAACTACTCAAATCTACTAAATTGCCAACCTCAACACCCCACAGAGTACGCCCTAAATGGCCTCTAGATGCCTCTGTAAAGGCCGAAACCCCCAATCTATGGGTATGACCACACACCACGCTCTTTCCAAGCCTTCTAGCCCCATTTAAGGCCGTTTGTCCGGGTACTTGAGATAGTGGGAAAGCATCGCCATGAACGGCAGTCCAGCCATGAGCCCAGTCTAATCCGTATGGATGAAATTTAATGCCTAATTTGTCATAACCTAAAAATTTTTCGTACTGCATCTCAGGCAGATTTAGGAAGCTTGGTAATCGTTTTTTAATTGATCGATAAAGTCTTATGCCATGATTTGATCCAAGCACATCTGTAACACCTAGATAAGTTAATACCTCTTGAGTCAGTAATCGATCCTCATGGATATTGCCAACCATCTCATCAATAGTTCCAGCATTGAAACCGCCAAGTTGAGGTAAATCAATTTCATCGCCAATACAAATAGTGCGATTGGGTTTCCATTTGGCCAAGAAACGGCCGACTGACTTGGTTGCCTTTTCATCAAAGAATGGCACTTGGAGATCTGATACAAACGCTATGCGCTTAATCTTCATCCTCATCTGGAGTTGGAATAGTTGGGATGATCCCTTGATCGCCTACGATCCAGTCAGGCATTGATTCAGGATTATCCATTAGATAAAGTGCAACAGACTCAGAAAATCCAGCCTTTCGTGCAGCTCTAAACATTTCATGTTTTGCGATATACCATTGATCTAACTTGGTTAATGGTTCAGGAGTGTGGCGAACTCGACGACGATTGACTTTTTTTCGTGTGGTTCGCTTTCGTATGTTCGCCATAAAAGAAATTATGACTTACTGATTATTATGAATAGATCATCAACACGCTGTTCAAGTCGATTTAATTGATCCTTCATTGATGACCCTGAGTTTGGCTTTAATTCTGAAAGGTAAGATTTAATAACCCAGCGTAGAGCCAGTAATAAAGCGGTTGCGATACTGCAAACGCCAACGCCAAATGCGACCCATTCGTTTGGACTCATTTTTCGGACAATCCATAATCGACCTCTTTACCGGATGTTGGATCTATTGCTTTGACCAACGGCGCAACTACCGCACCAAGTAAAGTTGCATAGGCTGGATGAATGTCAGCCACTATTGCTAAGGCTACTGTGATTCCACTAGCTGCCACAGCTCTCAAATATGACTTAATTGCTGCTTTGTGTTTTTTGGTCAGTTTCATTAATTGCCTTTCAGTAGTGGGATGTCGAACTTCTTGCCATTTTGATTTGGTTTGAAAGAGATGTGAATGTGCTTATCATGTGGGTTGATGCCGCGATATTTAACCCAACGCCAAAG